TTATAATTTTGACCTGAAGTATTTGTAACTGTAACGTGGTCTGGGTCAATAAATGTTCCAGTTTCAGTTCTAAGTAGTACATTACTAGTTGTAAGTGTTGTTGCACTTGTTATTGTGAATTCTCCATAAGCATACTGTTTGAAATCTATATCTGAGTCAAGTGTATTGATTTGGAATGATGTTTGCCACGGTAACACAAATGTATATTCGTCAAATCCTGTATGGTAAGTTACTACCATATCATTTTGTTCAGCACTGTCTGAGTTATCTCTGAAAACAAAATTGCTACTTGTTGAGGCCGCATTAAAATAATCTAAAGATATTTTTCCTTTAAAGCCAAAAGTAGTAAGGTCACTAGTACTGATAGTCGTAAAAGAACTGTCTGCGTTTGCTAAAGTTTTTATATCTCCAGGTTCACCTTCATAATTTATAGTAACATTCGTAAGAGAAGTATTAGTTTCAGAAGATGCTGTTACTGGACTGTCTAATCCTATGGTTGTGGATAATGATGTTATAGTTGACAAGTCATCAATTCTTAATTGAAGTTTATCTATGCCGTTTCCTAAGTCTGTAGCATCACCAATAATTTTACCTGATGCTGACGTTGGCGCAATTATGTGTGCTGGCAGTAATGGAAATTCTAATCCATCTGGCGATATCAAAGAATGAGAGTATGTTGTTCCTGAGACTGCTGGATTACTGTTAGCAAACTCGTATGATTCTCTTGCTCCGGTGTATTGAAACACTGCATCAAATGTGGCTCCAATTGTATTATATACTGCTGAGTTTGTTATTGGTGCTTGTCCAATAGTCACAGCATCGCCTACAGTAGAACCATAGCCACTCGTAGTGCCACCAGTTGTTAAATAGTTTAGATATATTGCATCTCTTGTTGATAAGTTAGTTTCATTATCAATTACGTCTGTGGTGTTACCATAGAAGAACTTGACTTGGTCTCTACTTTCAAATGCTATTTTTTTACCTGTGAATTCTGCTACATATTCTGATTCATTATCTCTAATACCAGAACTATAGTTAAACACTACATGACATTCTGCTGGCGTTCCTGATATTGTATGTAACTGCCATTCCCATATGTCTGTTTCGCCTGATTTTAGTGCGTATTTTATTGTAAATGTTTCTTCAGTAACACTATTAACCTTAGTTTTTATTGATGTTACTTCTGCTTCTGTAAATTTAGTTCTTAGTCCTCTTACTACGTTTACAATAGTTCCATTTTCTTTGATTGCTTTGTTTAGTGTATAAGTAGTTCCTGAGACTGCTATGACTTTTGCGTATGTAGTTCCAGACAATGATGATAATTCAAAAATGTCACCTTCACTTATAACAGTTGTTACTGTTGTTGCTGAAATTTTCATATGATTACTAGAATCGTATGTGTAGTTTTTTGCAATAGGAACTAAAATACTACTAAGTCCTCTATATTTGTGATAAAAAGAATTTAAAAAACTTGGATGTTTTATTGCTTTAGTAAGTTCGTTTCTTATAAAGTTATCACTGTTGCCTTGTAGTTTATTATAACTTAATGGAATCTTTATTGCTTCATCTTCAACAAATAATGAGCCGTCTGAACCAGTGACACTTAGATTTGAGTGATGTCCTAAAACATCATCCATCTCGTAAAAACGAGAGTTGCCTGCAAAAGAAGTATTAACTGCTTTGACTTTTCTAACAACATTAGTTCCAAGAGATAACGGATATACGTTATAATCTTGTGCATTGACCATTCTATCTTGTGAGTAGTAACTTCTTGGAGCAGTTCTACGTATACTTGCGTAAGTTTCACCAGAATAGTTTTCACTGAAATCTCTAGTGCTTGTTATTGTTAAAGTTATTCTATATGTTCTGTTATCACTTCCTGTATATGGAATTGTTATGACTTCGTTTGTAATATCATCTGCGTTTACAGTAAAGTTTTCATTATCCACTGTTCTATACCATGTTCTATATAGACCAGTTGCGGCATTACCAAACACTCCATCAGGATAATGTAATTGAATTCTGTTGTTCTCTATTGAGTTGACACTTACAATGTCTCCAGAGCCAGTTCGTAAAGCATTATAAATCGCAGTTTCACGTGTATCGTTGTCTACTTTTACTACACTTGAAACATATGCTCTTTGTGAATCTAGTTTTTGTACCCATACATCAGAGTTTGATACATTAATATTTGTAATCGATTGTGTTCTGTTTGAAATTGTCGTAGTATAGTTTTCGTCTTGAGAGTTTAATTGACCAGCACACGCATAGACAAAGAAACCTGTTCTATCACTAGCAGAGCCGAGATTATCATTACGATTTATAATTGTAAAATTGTTGTTTAAATTTGGTTCGTCCTCAAAGATGCTCGAATTTGTAGTATCAATCTTTACACGAACTGCTTCAAACTGTCTAGATTTTCCACCTACATTAGAAGAAAATGGATAGTTTATATTTTTTGAATTTACGTCTTCGTTAATTTCATACAAAGAATGTTCTACATCTGCAATTGTTAATTTAGATGTAGGATTTTGAATTTTGGTAGTTGCAGAGAAAGAAGAATTTAAGATACTTATAAAGTTTTCATACCAGTCTATATTGTTGCTGTCGTTCCAATTGATAACTTTCCCAGCAAGACTGACACCTTCGTTGTCTAATACATCTTCATTAGTTGTGACACTTGAAATCTTCATAAAACCCTTTGCGTTAATTGGGCGTGTCTTATTATATCCTAAAGTTTTAGCCATCTGAAGAATACTTGCTCTACGTTCAGCAGTATCCATAAAGTTTTCTCTAGAGTTCATGTCTAGTCTAAATGCTAAACTGTGTCCTAGATATGCAACTAAATCTAAAATTGCTATGAATTCTGAACTTGCTATGAAGTCATTGAATTTGTCGGGATAGGTTGTTGCTGTATAGTCTAGTAGGGCCGCTCTAATTGTGTCGAAGTCGTATGCCTTAAGACTAACGTTAGTGAAAGCAGTATAAACTGTTGTCCAACTCTCACTTGCGAATAAATTATCTGTACGTTCTTGGCTCATAATATTCTCTCTGTTATTCTCTTGCTAAGTCTATACTTAACTCTACTGGTTCGCCTGTTGGCAATATTTTAAGTCGTAACATAGCATTTACTGTGTGGTCCGATTCTGTAATGTCAACGCTAACAAAACTACATCTCGGGTCATCGTTTACAATATCTGTTAAATCTTCTTCAATCAACTCAGTTGTTTCTTCAGTTAGTGGCTCAAACATCATATCGTGAATAATTGACCCATAAGTAGGCAACATCACTCGTTCACCTTTTCGGGTCATGATATGATTCATAAGGTCCTCAATCACCAAGTCTTTATCTTCTAACTGATGATTTATCGCAATTTTATTTTTGGTACTAAAACCTGTAAATAATGGCATAACTTTGTTTTCTCTGTAGTTTATTACACATGTATTTATCTCCACTTAATATTCGTAGTTTTAGATTGACAAATGGATGCAATTCTGTTATTATAGTACTAAATAATACTATTAATTATATATTAAGGATAACAATTCATGCCAAATCTAGTACCAATGGTCGTTGACCAATCAACTAATGGAGAGCGTAGTTACGATATTTTCTCTCGTTTATTAAAGGAAAGAGTCATATTTTTGACTAGTGAAGTTAATGACTATCAGGCAGACTTGATTTGTGCCCAGTTATTATTCTTAGAAGCAGAAAATCAAGACAAAGATATACATTTTTACATCAATTCGCCGGGTGGTGCAGTGACTTCTGGCATGGCAATTTACGATACAATGCAGTTTATTAAGTGTCCAGTAGCAACTACTGTGATGGGTCAAGCATGTTCAATGGGTTCATTACTTGCTCAGGCGGGTGCTAAAGGAAAACGACACGTACTACCAAACAGTCGCACTATGATTCATCAACCAAGCGGTGGTGCTGGTGGACAAGCAACAGATATGAAGATTCAAGTTGATGAGATTATGAAAATGAAAGAGAGATTGACTGGAATTTATGTAACTCATAACACTGCTGGTAAGACATTTGATGAATTGACTGAGGCTATGGAACGTGACAACTACTTAGATGCAGAAGAAACAGTAGCATTTGGTCTAGCAGATAAAGTTATAGCAAATCGTTAAAATCCCGGAACATAACTAAACAATTTAGCAGTTTTTATCTTTTGATTTGCTAGTGTTTCGTTTACTTTTCCGTTCTCTTTTATATTCTTTTGGATTTCGTCTGTTATTGAGTACCAGTCTTGTGCATTTATAAGTGCAATAATTGAACTATTTTCTATAGTGTCGATTCCCTCATTAAAGAAATGATACAATAGTGCATCATAATGTGGTTGTGATATTTTTACTTTAACGAATCTCTCTAATACATTACCAATATTTCGTAATTGTTTCTCTAAGATAAACTCTGCCATTCCTTTTGTTATTTTATTAGTTGTGATATCTATTCGTGTAGATGCAACCGTAATATAACCGTAGTTCACTTCAGTATCAGATATTTTATAATTATAACCAACTATGTTATCTTCAACTGTGAGTGTGGGTTTATTATCTAATATAATTGCATTCTTACTCATTGTCGAGAATGTTAAATCTTTTACGTTTTCTAAATTTACTTTTACATGTGACAGTATGTACGTAGGTTTATCATTTTCATCATAGCCTGTTCCCAAGAATGTGCCATTCTCAGTTATAACATGCAACGGCAACTGAATGTAATTTAGTAGTGAGCCTGGACGTTTATCATATATCATTATTTTAATCCTGATTTGTCTAAGCCATCTTTACTAGCAGAATCTATTGCAAATTGACTTGTTGATAATTTTTTAGAATGAGGTCTAATGAATGGTTCGTGTGTAGGCATTTCAGATACAATAGTATCTTTAACTATTGTACATGCTAAATCTTGCATATCTGGATGTTCTGTAACTAGAATAAGTTCTGATTCTGGTGCAGTTGGACCATTCAAGTGCAATTT